CCAAGAAAGGTAAACACCCTCGCGTTCCCCTTGAATCATCGGGCCGCGGCTATTCGACCGCCGCCCGGAACTCCAGCACCAGACCGTTGAATAGGTGCTGGGCTATCGCGCAGACGGAATCGCTCTTGTCGGCGTTGTCCTGCCGGGATAGAGCCCGGAGATTGCGGTAGTTCACAACCGCGAGTAGTTCGGCCCGGTCTTCAAGGTTTGCCCATGATATCGGGAAGAAATGGTCTATCACCCAGACGGTGCCCCAGTTCTCCCAAGACCAGCCCTCTTGCCATTGAGACTCAAGTATCCGGCGAAGGTCCGGTATTGAGCAACCTAAGTCCCGAACCGCCGACCCGGCTTTATTGCCTTGCCTGATTGCAACGTTCAGCCGGGTCCGTAAATTCGAAACTAGCCGTATCTCTGGGCACTCCCGGCGGCGTTGTAGCCATTTTTGGTTAATCTCTTTACTTCGGCGACGGTAGGAATCGCGAGCCCGCCATCGATTGTCTTTAGACCACTTGGCTTTGTAGGCGGCATATAGCTCCGGGTTCTTTTCCATAGACCGGGCCTTCGCCGCCTTCGCCTTTTCTGGATGCCTTTGTCGGTACAGTGCGGCCGCCGCCGCGTGAACCTCCGGCCGCTCCTTCCTGCGCTTCCGTTGCAGTTCCTTGTCCGCCTCTTTTCGTCGCTCCCTGCCCGCCCGGTACTTTTCTGGGTTGTTCTGTTGCCACAGCCGGACCCTCTCCCTTGCCGCAATCTTTTTTGCCAACAAAACGGGATGCTCAACGACCACGATCGGGTTCCCCCAGTGCTGCCAGGCGTTCGCCCTGCCATCGAACGAACGCCTCTAGCGTTACCATTTCCTTGTAATCGGGGTCAAGCTTTCGGACGGTTTCCACGAAAACCTCCGAATAGAGTTGCAGTTCCTTGGCGAAATCGAACGTCTCGCTCCGGTGCTTTCCGTAGCCCAACTGCCGGTGCGCGACGCATCCGGCGTAATACGCCACGGCTTCGTCAAGGATGTAGATGGGCGACCGATCCCACTCGCGGGCTTGCTGCCTCATATACAGATCGTAGACCTTGCCGCGCTGGTTCTCCGGAATCCGGGCCGCCACTTGCGTAATCGTTACGCGGGGATGGGGCAGGATGATGCCCATGCCGTCCCCTAAGTAGATGCCGTGCTTGAGGGTGCTGGCGTGCAGCCGGTTGCTGACTCCATGGCACATTTCGTGCGCATGGGTGACAAGGTCGCCAGGGTCCGTCGGGTCCGCCCAGTAGGACGGGTCTTTTAGCCGGGAGGCGAGATCGGTAAGGATGTCGCACTGCATCCGAACCGGCTGACGGACCGGCGGACATACGCCGCTCAGAAAAACCAACTCCGGCTCTGCCGTGCAGACCGGGGGCGGGGAAACCGGCAAGGGGCGGCCGCGGGGGAACGGGTGCGATGGTAACACCGTGCCCACAAGCGACCGCCCCGGCCGGCTCTCCGCGAGAATCAAAGCGCCGAACAGGAACAGGGGCAGATAGCGCACGACCGGCCCCCGTTCCATGATCGGTAGCGGGTCTACTGTTTAACGGCGCGGTATGCGTTGCTCGCCGCTTCAATGGCTGCGCGGTTGACCGATTCCTCGTCTGCCTTGCGGGCGTGACGATACGCCTGGTGCGCCAGCCGCGCCGCCTTGTGGCTTTCGTGCATTTCCTTGCGGGCGTCCCGGTACTGCGTGACAAGCCGAGGGGGCCGACCGTCGCCGCCGCCGCCGGCTACTTCACAGTGCCCGCTCTCGCAGCCGCCGGCCGGAGCCGGGGCCAGGACAACTTCCGGTGCCTCCACTTCGATGATTTCCCGAAGGACGATACGGGCGACCGGGGGAGCCTCTACCGCTCGCGGCGCCGGGGCCGCCACCGGGGCAGGGTCCGCGACGGGGGCCGGAGCCGAAACCATCGCAGGGGCCGCCGAACGTGTCGACCGAACGCGGGGCGCCGCCCGTCGAACCGTAGCCGCCAGCCGAACGCGACGCCGCGGGAGCGGGAGCCGACCGCGTCGAGCCACCGGCCGAACCGTAGCCTCCGGCCGACTTTGTCGAACCGCCGGCCGAACCGTAACCGGCAGTCGAGCGCGGCGCGCCACCGCTGGAGCCGTAGCCGCCACCCTGCGCCATGCCGACCAGGACGAAAACGAAGACGACGCACGACAAGCAAAAGCCGGAAAAATTCTTCATTGCGGGGGCTCCCGAGGCTATTGGAAACATTGCGTCCAGTAGAGGCTACCGTTGGACGAACGGGCGCAACCTACACCGATAGTCGTCGCCCTTGAACTCAGGATATTGGCCCGGTGCCCGCGGGAATTCATCCACGAATTCATTACCGCTTCCGGAGAACTTTGCCCGTAGGCGACGTTTTCCATATAGCCGTTTTTGGAATGGTACATACGCCCGCGGTTGGCTTGCGTGTTGCTCCAGCTACGGGAAACATTCATCAACGTCGGGGACGGGGACAGCGGCGCCAGGCCGCGGCGCGACCGCTCCGCGTTGACCAGGTCGACGACCCGCATTTCAGACGTTGAGCCCATCGGGGGCGGCATCGGCCGGGCCGGCTCGACGACCGCCGCCAACTGCCGGACCGGGGGCGCCGGCGGGGCCGCCCGCGCGACCGGGAACAAACCCGCCACCCATAGCGCCAGCATCGCCGCGCCGAACGCCGACAAACCGCTAGTCGTCCCTGTCACCATATACCACCGCTAAAAGTAGTTCGCGGCAAATGCGCTCCGCTTTCGTCAAGCCGTGTTTAGCGCACCGCTCGCGTAGTTCCAGAACCTCCGCCACCGTCCGCTTTTCGAAATCGCTCCGGTCAGTAAACCGTCCGGCCAGCGACGAAACCCACGCCGTGACCGCTCCCGAAACGACCGGGGAAACCAGGAGCAACAGCCCCACGGCCAGGATCATGTTCGGCGTCGAAAAGAATTCCACGTTCAGCCCCTTCGCAACAGTGCCGCCGACCGGGTAACTTCCGCCGCCGCGCGGGCCGCGACCGCTCGCGCCCGAACCATCCGCCAGGCCGCGCGCAATTCCTCCGGCGGAATCTTGTAGACCGGCTCCGCCGAGGCCGCAGCCGCCCGCCAGGCTTCATAGCTGCGCACGCTCGCCACCGTGCCCATGTAGGCGGGGTTCGTCACAAGTGAAATATCGAATAATCCCGAAACCGCCCGAATGGTCCGCAACGCGCCCGCGTCCGTCTGTTCGTAGACTTCGTCGGCGGGGTCGACCGTAAACGCGAACGACGCGCCGAAAACGTCGTTCCGCCTGGTCAACGAAACCAGGTCGCGCGCCAACTGCGTATCGGGCGGGTCGATTTCGAACCGGAGGCCGACTTCATCGGCAGATAGCCGGAGGGTACCGGACGACGTTCGACCCAAGAGCGCGCCGGGGTCATGGTTCCAACAGGCAATGCAATCGCCCGACCGCTTAGCCGCGGCCGACGGACGACCGGGGCCGTCTTGCCGGCGGGCCAGGACGGCATCAAATGCGCCCGGCAACAGGACTTCCCGGAAACCTCCCAAATCCTGCGAGAGTGAATTAAATACCGCAGCCAGGCCGCGGAAAACCATTCGCCCGTCTCCGCGTTCCTCCAGGCAAACCGCCTCCGGTACGTCGGCCAGCGTGACCGCTCTACGTTCAATTTCCATTTTCGCTCCCCGTGTCTTCCGTTTCGCTCGCCGGCTCGACCGCGACCGGCTCCGTTGATTCCTCCGCCGCGGGCGTCGCGCCATCGACCATGGCGCGAACGCTCGCCGCCGGCAGTTCCGGGTACGTCGCCAGAATCAGCGCCTCCGCCGAGGCCGCCGTGATCGTGCCCGCCGCCACCGCTTGCAAGATCGACAACACGGCCGCCGACGTACCCGCGTCCGGCTTGCTCGCCTCCCCGACGATCGCCGGCAGCGGGGCCAGGTTATTGGCGGGGAGATAGTATTGATCCGCGCCGGCCGACGGGATCGGAGGCATATCCTCCAGCCGGCGGATATCGTTCGGGCTCAGGCTTCCGAGCGCCGCCAACGCCCCGTAATACGCCGACCGGGACGCCGAATCGCCGCGCAGCATCCCGCGAACGTCGAGCGACACCGAGTACCCCGGCATCCCAACCAAGAGCGACCGCTCAAACGCCGATTCCACCCGCCGGCACCAACTGACCAGGGTATTTTGCAGGAAGGATAGCTGTTCCTGTTCGGCGTTGGAAAACGTAGACCGGGAGTTTTCCCCGATCATTGAACAGGGTACGCGCATCGCGCGGGCGATTTCCTGGACCAGGAAGGTACGGAACTCAATCAACTGCGCCGATTCATTCGACGCGCCGGATAGTTCCTTGAGCGTGATCCCGTTGGGGAGGATTGCCGTTTTCCCGGCGTTGTTCGCGCCGCGGTGCATTCGTTCCCAGTTTTGCCGCAACTGGTCCGCCGCCTCTTTCGGAATCGGCTGGCTCGACTCCATGACAATGCCCGGCCTGGAATCATTTTGCCAAAACTTCCGCGCGTAGGCGTCCATCGTCCGCGCCAACTCCAGCACCCCGGCCGACAGCGACAGCGGGACCATGCCCATGTATCCGTTGTCGCTCAGAAACCGAACGTGAATGACCTGGTCTTCCCGGTACGTCTTCGTCTCGAAACCGGGCTCCCGGTGGACGTAGGACAACGCGTTGTTGTCGAGCCGGATAACGTCAACGTGCGCCGGGTGCATCGGCCATAGCTCGACGACCTGCCCGTTTTGCGCGTAGACCTTCCGGGCGAATCCATTGCCCCAGCTTGCGACATGGGCAACCAGGGTTTCCCGGAATTCGTAGGAAGACTGCCAGGGGTTCGGCCGGTCGTGGATGATTTCGTAGAGCGGATGATCCGTCGCCCGTTCCTTCGTCCCGTCCGCGTTGACCCGCAACAGGTGGAAGGGTAGCTGCGCGACCCCTTCCGCCAGGCACCGGACACAGGCCAGGAACGCCGAAACCTGGAGCGCCAACACGGGATCGCCGGCCGGGCCGTGTCCCCCGAAATCGTCGCCCCAGTTAATCGGCGGGAGCGTCGTGCCGCCCCATGCCGAGCGGATTTCCCGTAGCTGGAAAGTGTTTACGTCGTCGAATGCGTCCGATAGGTCGATCATATTTCAATCATTTCCCAGGACTGCGACGACTTCACCTGCGACGTTGAATGCAGGCCGAGCGCCATACATAGCGCGACGATTCCGTCGATTTTTTCCGTACTCGCTTTTTTGCTGGGGCGGATATTCCCGTTGGCGTCCTCTTGAACCGCGACATTCGCCGCCATCCATGCCAGCACCGGCGACCGGTGCCGCAGCTTCCGACCTACAACCAGGTTTTCGAGCAAGCGCGACGGAGCCGCCATGCTTCCGAACCCTTGCGAGAAACCATAGACCTCCAGACCGTCCCCTTGAAGTTGTGTCATGGTCGCCGCCGCGTTCCAGCGGTCCGCCGCGAGCCCCATAACCTGATGATCCGCCGCATATTGGCGGATATGCTCCCGGACGACCCCGTAATCGCAAATATCCCCGTCCGTCCCGATGATATGCCCCTCCCGCAACCATTGCGCGTAGGGAATCCGGTCGCGCAATTCGCGTTCCGCGGCATTCTTCCGGGGAATGAAGAACCGGCAATCTACGTCGAACGTGCCATCCTCCGACGGGAACAGCGCGACCAGCGCCGTTATGTCGTAGGTGCTTGCCAGGTCGAGCCCGAGCCAGCATTGACGACCGGCCAGGGGGACCGGGGGCGGCTTGTCGCCCTCCGCCCATACTTCCGGCGAGAACCAGCGAACGTCCGATTGGGTAGGGACGTTCAGCCGGTAGCGGAGCCAGCTATTCAAGGCCGCGGGCCGCGCGCGGGCCTCCGCGGCATCCGCCGCAAACGATTCCTCCGAAACCGTGATTCCTAAAGACGGGTTCGCCTTGCGCCATAGCTTGCGGTCGAAATACTTTTCCGGGTCCGCCTGTTCGGGGGCCGCGTATATCTTCCCGAAAAACGTGGGGTCAACTCCCGGATCGGCCGCCACCCGCTCCGCGTAGGTCCACTGGTCCCACCAAATTGCATTCGGGGAGCGGTCGAAACCGGCCGTGGAAATTGAAATTAGGCAACTCTGCCGGCGGGCCGCGCCAGCGTAGCGCAAAGCGTCGAAAAGACGGCGGTCCCTTTGCGCGTGGAGCTCATCGAAAAGGATTGCGCTTGCGTTGATACCCTCCGCCCGGAAATTGTCGCCGGATAGGACGGAGTACCGGGAAAAACTCTGCCGGTGAATGATCGTATTCCGACTCTCGACTACCTCCAGGTTTTTCGAGAGGAACGGCGACGACTTCGCCAGCGCGAAACATTCCCGCGCAATGATTCCCGCCTGGAAACGATCGGCCGCCGCGGAATAGACCTCCGCCCCAGGCTCCCCGTCCGCGAAAAGGAAATAGAGCGCCAGCGCCGAAAGTAGCGTCGACTTTCCCTGTTTTTTCGGGGTAAAAATGGCCGCGGTTCGGTAGCGGCGCCGCCCCTCCGCGTCGACCCAGCCGAACAGCGGTTCCAGAATGTCGCGTTTCTGCCATTCCATCAATTGAAACGGCTGGCCCGCCCATTGCCCCTTTGAGTGGATGCAGAATGTTTCGATGAAACGGATGACCCGATCGGCCTTCCGCTGATCGAAGACGAAACCCGGAACGTACTCCGGCCGATCGTATCCAGCCGGCCGGGCCTTCCTTGGCCGCTTGCCGGGGGGAGATTCCTTGACTGTGCGGCCGCGCGGCATCATGCCTCCCGTAGAAATGCCTCCATCGGGTCGACCGTTTGCTCTTGGATCGTCACCGACGATTTTGCAGACGGGACCAGGCCGAACGACTGTTCAATCCGCAACAGGTCTGCCGAGTATCCGCGGCAAAGGATGGTTTCCGGCCGCGCTTTGTAGAGCCCCGAAACGGTTTCATAGACCTGGCCGTTTTTCTCTATG